ATCAAGCGCGCTTTAAAGCAGCGCAATCGTCCTCAGATATAGAGGAAAAAACCTCAGGGTGGGTTCGAGTGTACGTCGAAAAAGGTACGCTCGACCTTGGCCCCATGCACGCGCACGTTTCCGCATATTGAAAGGCAAAGGTAGAGACATGGGTGGACCTGCACCGACCCCTCTCGAGCGCAAGAGACAGCGCGGCAACCCGGGCAAGCGAGCGATCCCGAACAGCGAGAGCACAATCGCGCTCGAGGCACTGACAGCAAACGACATGCCGAGCACTCTGAAGGAGACTGGGCAGGAGTTTTGGCTGCGTTCGATCGAGGTCGCCAGCGGTTGGGTGTCGCGGTCTGATGCGCGGCTGCTGCAGTTGGTCGCTGAGGCTCTAGACCGCCGTGCGCATATCGTCGAAACACTTGATCGTGATGGCTGGACGGTCACTACGGACAAGGGCTACCCGTACAAGCATCCTCTCGCTGGCCTGTTGACTGATCTGGAGAAGCAGATCGGCCAGTGGCTGGCGCAGTTGGGTTTCAATCCTACGGACCGCTCAAGGCTTGGCGTCGCTGAAGTGAAACCGAAAGGCACCCTCGAGTTGCTACGCGAGCGCGCCAAGAACACTAACCAGGAGATCTCCTAATGGATCAGAAGCAGATCGAAGATGTGATGATGAATGCGCTTGGCCGGCCGGATAGCGGCCAGGTGCGTGATGTGTTGCCGGTTTTGGCTGCGGCGGTTGCTGCTGCGCTCAATCCGAAGAAGGAGCCGGAGCAGCGCGTTGTGAAGCCAGCCGAAACCAGGTAAGTCATTATGGCCAGCAAAAAGGGCTGGCCTCCTGCGCTTTTGACTCCGGTGCCGGCTGCGGATCGCAAGCGCGGCGATGGCCAGTTAGTTGTTGATTTCATCGAGGCGTTGTGTCCTCAGGTGAAGGACTCGATCGGAGGTCGCGCTGGTGAGCCTCTCATCCTCCGACCGTGGCAGAAGGAATTACTCTCGCATATCTATGCTCGTCGCGCCGATGGTCGGTTTCGTCATCGGCGTGTACTTGTCGGGTTGCCTCGTAAATCTGGTAAATCGGCGCTAGGCTCTGGGATGGCGCTTTACGCGCTGATGATGGGACCTCGCGGTGGCGAGGTTTACTCGTGTGCGGCGGACCGCGATCAGGCTCGTATCGTGTTCGGGTCTGCTAAGGCGATGGTGGAGCAGAGTCCCGAGTTGGCTGGTGTCACTCGCTTGTTTCGCGACGCGATCGAGGTACCGGGCACTGGGTCGGTGTATCGGGTTCTGTCGAGTGAGGCGTTCACTAAAGAGGGTCTAAATCCGCATGCGGTGATCTTCGATGAGGTGCACGCGTCACCTGATGACGAACTCTACAACGTGATGCAGTTAGCGATGAGCGCTCGCCGCGATCCGCTTCTGATCGGCATCACGACACCGGGTGTGAAGTCTGACCGCACCGGCCAGGATTCAGTGGCGTACCGACTGTACCAGCATGGCGAGAAGATCGCGAAGAAAGAACTCGACGATCCGTCGTTCTTCATGGCTTGGTGGAAAGCACCAGATGAGTGTGACCATCGGGACGAGAAGATGTGGCGGATCGCGAACCCGGGTTTCGGCGATCTGCAGGACCCTGAGGATTTCGCCGCTGCGGTGAAGTCCACACCGGAAAACGAGTTTCGCACGAAGAGGCTCGGGCTTTGGGTGAATGCTCAAACGGCTTGGCTGCCGGCTGGCGCATGGGACAATTTGCCTGTCGCTGAGCCGGTGGATCACGAGGTCGAGGTGATCGTCGGTTTCGATGGTTCGTTCAGTGGTGACAGCACTGCGTTGGTTGGTGTGACTGTTGAGGAGACTCCTCGAGTCTGGCTGATCAAAGCGTGGGAGAAGCAACCGAACGACACCGATGACTGGCGCGTAGATATCGCTGATGTTGAGGCGACGATCGTGGAGACATGCCGCGATTACAACGTGATCGAGGTCGTGTGTGACCCGTTCAGGTGGCAGCGTTCGATGCAAGAGTTGGACGCGATCGGTATCCCGATTGTGGAGTACAACAGCAGCAGTCCGAGCCGCATGGTGCCAGCGACGGCTAAGACATACGATTCAGTGATGAGCGAACGAGTCTCTCATGACCACAATCCGACACTGGCTAGACATCTCAACAACTGCGTGATCAAGACCGACAGGCTCGGCCCCAGGATCACCAAGGAACACAGGTCGTCGCCGCGTAAGATCGATGCGGCGGCG